ACTACACCCTCTTCTCTATCTCTAAGTAATCTCATTGTGTAACCTCTTTAAATCCACGTTCATTCATAAGTTTTTTATATATGATAGCAATAGCTGCCTTGTCATACTCTTTAAGTTGGTTAGCGTAGCCTATTATTAGCTCAGCACCTTTATCACTACAACCTTTACCCTTTAGTACGCCTGTCTTATCTAAGTTATCTTCAAAAATATTAGCTAAAACTTTAGCTTGGTTGTTAATACGTTGTTGCTTGTCTTCTACATCTAAGAATAAAGCATAACCTTTGTAATTATTTGACATTTGCCTTCCTCTCTTTAGAAATTTCTCGTTCATCTGCTGTCTTAGCAGTGTGACATTTGTGACATAAGGCTTGGTAGCCATCTAACTCTACAAAACATCTCGTAATCCAATCATCATAAGTGGTAAACCCTATAGCAGGGTCTACGATTGGATTGATATGGTCTGCTACTATATTCTTTATACGTCTCTTGTTCCCCTCAGGGGGAGGTAGTGTAGCTGGACCTTCCTTGCCACACCCCTGACATAGGTAAACACCTCGTCTAACTCTAGCATTCTTAATACAAGACTGCTTGGGTCCCCACCTCTGTGTAGCTGCACGTAGTTGACTAACTATAAAAGATTTAAACCTAGCCTGTGTCCATGTACCGTTGTTGATTTGCTTAGGTGGTTTCATAAGGTAGCTCCCATAGTATAACCTTACCCTCTTCATCTAATGTATCGTGCATCCAGAGTAGTCTCCCTTGCTCTAGTAAACGTTCTGCTGCGGTGTCACCATACTTATCTGTATAGGCACTGAATGCTGCGGTGAATAGTTCTTCCTCTGAGGCACAAGGGTGAATAATTTGATGTACAAGTCCACCTCCCTTGCCCTCCAATCCGCTAATGTTATCGGTGGCATCACCAATAATGAGTTGTGCATAAAACCACTTAAGGCCAGTCCCCCATACTTTCTTAATTGCATTACTCTTTTCTCCATTTTTAAGTATCTTATCTGAGAATCTAAAGTGTAGCTCACCTAACGTATCAACTAACTCAGGACCCCATTCAGGTTGTAGACCAACCTCCCAACTGTATTGCATACAAGGAACCATACGTAAGTCCTTGTCTCTACTACATATACAACAGTCTTTGTATTCCATCTCTCTAGCACGTACAGCTAACATGTCATCAGCTTCCATACCATCACACACTACAGCACCATAACTCTCTAACAATTTACGTGTAGACTCTAAGTAGAAAGGCTTAGGCTTAGCACTACGGTTTCCTTTGTAAGGTTTAACTGTTGCTATATCATAACGGAAGTTATCTTTACCTGTTATGAACAACTCGTAAGAGTCACAACCAGAATTCTCTGTAATAAATCTTATAGACTCATCTATTTTATCTATTACATAATCGAAACTTCTACGCTCGTATCCTTCCTCTACCATATCGGCTGCCGAAGCAGCCTCGTATGCGATTAAGTCAGCGTCAATTAGGGCTAGTATATCAACCTACCAAGGTAAATCATCATCATCAAAGGTAACCTCTTCTGCTGGAGCTAACCCCTTAGGCTTATCCTTAACACCACCATTCAAGGCAATATCTAATGGACTACCTTTAAACTCTAAGTTAGATTTGATACGTTCCTGTAACCATTCAGGTAGTGTAGCAAAAACTTCCATATCAGGCTCATCTAGTGTAAACATTCTGCCTTCATTCTGTAGCTCAGGTAACTCAGGGTTACGCTTACTAACAACATAAGGCATCACATTACCTACATTACAATAGGTCTTGCCTTTACTTTCTTTATGAATAGTAAGTACACTACATGGTTGTCCTAGTAGCTGTGACCAGTCATAGTCAAACACTTCCTCAGGGTCAATAGCCTTGTAACGCTTATTACATTTAGCCATGTCCATGTTAGGACTAAGTAAGTTTAAGTCTTCAGACTTCCATAGTGGCTTATCTTCAACCTCATTACCGTCTTTATCAAGCATGAAAGCATCAACCAACTCATAAGTGATGTAAACTTTATTTACTGGTGGTTTCTTGTCACCCTTCCACTCACCACCATCTTGTAAACCTAAGTCAATAATCTGAGCTACTCGTGCAGGGTAGTTATCAGCAGCTAATAAAGGTTGCTCGATGAACTTGCTGCTCTTACTTTTAATCTTACGTGCGTTTAAAGCCATTTATATTTCTCTCTTAATTAATGAATACCAGCGTATGTGGTATCGAATTGTACATCACAGCCTAACTCTCTGTTAAGTTGTAATAAGTTATTTGTATTATCCATTGCGTTGTTGATGATAGCACTAACTCTATCTCTACAACCTAACTTGACAAGACCTATTATCTCATCATGCATCTGTCCTATAATAGGCATACCAGAGTTCCTCACCTCTTTAACCCACATATCAAAACAGTATACACCTGTACCTTGGTTAAGGGTACTAAACCTATCCTTATCAGTTCTAAGGCTGTATAAGAAACCGCTTACTGGGTTCTTAAGCCAACGTTTACCATTAGCTTTGATAACAACTTGCTCTGCTGCTATAGTCTCTACAGACCAATTACGTTCCCAGTATATATCATACAACTTCTTAGCTTGTCCTAAAGGCATACCAGTTTCTCTAGCTAACCCCTTAGGTTTTTGTCCGTACACTCCACCGTAGTTTACAGGTTTTGCTGCCTTACGTCCAGCTTTAATGTAAACTTTGTCCTCTTTATTTAAGAATTCACCAGTTTTGTGCCTTACCTCATCCTCCTCAGTTAAATACCCTGCTAATACAGCTATGTCAACGTGAGGGCAATACCCCTCTTCCATCATCTTAGCTACATAATCTGGGTCATGTGGAAACATATAATGTTGTTTAGTCCTGTCTTCTAGAGCAGCCATATCACTACCTACTAGTTCATATCCATCAGGACACATTAAACAACCCCTTACCTCTTCACCATAAGGCTTATCAACAGCAGGGAGGTTAACTATTATCTTATGCTTAAAGCGTAATGTATTAGTTAGTCCTTGTATCTCTGCTTTTAGGTAGCCTTGCTCATCTACATTCTCTAAGAAACCTTTAAAGATACCTATTCTATGCTTAACCACTGATAATCCATCCAGTAGTTGTAGCCTAGACTCCTTAACAAACAACTTCTTGATGCTATTACATACACCATCACCGTCTTTATTGTTAACCTGAGGTATCTCTCTAGTGTCGTTGGTCTCCTTATCACGTACAAACTTGAACGTAGTAGGCACCCAACCTAGTGAATATAACCAATCCTTAACTTGAGAGCTACTACCTGCATTTGGGTCTTTGTAGCCATCTATGATAGTAATCTCATCATCATAGTCATCGGGTAAGTTATGTTCCTTAAGTAAGTTAAACCAAGTAACACCTTGAGCTGATAAGTCACCACTCTTCTTGTATGGCTTAGCAGGTCTCTTACGTTTCTTCTTAATAGGTACGTGAGGCATGTTAGCCTGTAACTCTAAGAACTTACTATCTCTTTCCTTAGAAAGGGAATCATAATTACTTTGAGCTCTGTCAACGTCAAGCTTCCACTTAAATCGCTCTTGGTCAGCAGCACATTCCATCTTAAAGGTTATGTACTCAATGAATTGCCATATAGCAGCATCATTCTTATACATATTGTATAGTTCTTTGTAAAACTTCTCCCATAATAAGGTGTTAATCTTAACGTCTTCTTCAACACGCTCCAAGTATACCTCTATAGGTTGGTCCTCCCAATCCTCTACTAAAGGCTTAGGTACTCCAAACTCTTCACCCCAACTAGCTAAGCCATGCTTGCTTCTTGTTGGATGTAAGTACCATGACAATGCCAATGTATCAACAAGTAGTGCTTTAATCTCAATGCCTAGTAAGTTTTGTAAGACAACCTTATCAAACCTAATACCATTGTGAGCCACTAGGACCACATCAGGGTTGCTAAATAGTTTTCTCATGTGATTGTATGAGGTTGTAGTTTTAACCCCCTTAGAAGAGCTCTGAGAGACTCCTACACACCAAATCTTATCAGGATTAAAACCATTACACTCAATATCAAATACATATAGCTCTTTATCCATACACCACCCTTAAGTCTTTCTTAAAAAGCCAAATACAATTACGTATATAACTACCTTTACTACCTACCACTTGCTCAATCTCCCTTGGTGTATACTCCTGTATAAAACTTAAATAACATATTTGCCGTATTAAAGGGGTTTTTATCCTGTCAATCATTCCCTTAATCTCAGCTAACGTTTTGTTATCCTCCCCTACAGTGTCATTAGAGATGATGTCGTCCTCCCTAATTTCCCTGTTACCACCCTGTAACATAACTCCCCTTTGCCACTCTTTAATTCTACTAGAGAACACACCATTCATCCAATCATTTAAACTACCCTTAGCAGGGGAATAATTATGATAGTATTTAATAGCTCTTAAGAATGTTTCTTGCACCACCTCCTCAGCACAATGATTTTTAGTTGTCTTATTACGTGCAATACGCTTCATTCGTTCATAGTTTTCCTTGTAATAGTTTGTTATTTCATCCACTTCATACCTCATTAAATTGTGTAGTGGTAGAGTCCCAGAATAAATCAGTACGCCCCACCTCACCAAACTCCCTATCGTCTAGTAGCACTAACGTGCGTAGGTTTCTTTCTTCTTTACTGAGTTCGGGGTCCTTATTTCCTTCCAGACCAAACATGTAGTTACAACTACGTCCCATAGCCCTACTACCAGCAAACTGGCCAGTAAGAACGACACCTCCTCTGTCATGGGGTACGCCTGAATCTGGATTGCGTAGGTGACAAAAGATAAATATAACAACGTTAAGGTCAAGTGCCATAGCAGCCAGCTCTTGAGCAACCTCCTGAAGTTTAGTGTTTGCATCTGCTGAGTTCATCCCGTTAGTTAAGTTAGTTATAGGGTCAATAAAGATGGCCTTACAGCCTTCAGCAGCAGCAGCCACTATGTCCCCTTGTAGTGAGTCCCAACCTAAATGTTGGTAAAGGTTAACCATACATAGTTTACCTCGTAATACTGCTCCTGCTTGCTCGTATGCGTCCTCATCAAAGTCAACCTTAGGGTCATGGAATACTTTACTAACAATCTTACCTGCAATTAACTTATAGGTCTTCTTGTTTGCCTCTTCAGGCTTAGCGACCATCACCTTCCAATCATGTTCCTTTATACAGTGAGCAGCTAATGTATTAACAACCTCACTTTTACCCATCTTCTGTGCTGCGCCTATATAAATAGTCTCACCAGTTCTTATACCGCGAGTAAGGTCAGTAACACTATCCCAAGGATAAGATACACCAAAACTAGCTCTTTCTTTTGCTTCCTCATGTATTTCTTCTCCCCATACTAATCTAGTATTCTTAGGCTTTTCAGCTCTGAATAGTACAGAGTTGAATGCTGCCTTGCTATGTCCCTCTATAAGACACTCGTTAGCATCTTTACAAGGTAGTGAAGCATCTAACCACTTAGGCGCAATGGACATAACATCATCCACTGCCTTACGTCCTGCCTTATCACCATCAAAGACCAAGACAACCTCTTGAAATTGTCTGTTAATCTTAGGTAGTAGCTTAGACAATACAGCTTTGGCTTGTCCTGCACCATTAGGTAGTGAACAGACAGCAGGTGTTAAATCTTTATACTCCTCACGTGTATGTTTTTTGATGATAGTAAAAAGAGCTACTGCATCATATTCACCTTCAGTTATATATAAACGTTTGCTACCTGTCTTAGCAGCTTGCTTCCAACCGAACAGGTCAATGTCTGCGCTATCTCCAACGCTCCACATTTTCTTATTGGCTAGTAGTACACATTTATATTTAACAATCTCACCATCCCTTGTGTATGGGAAGTAAGTAACAGTGGGGGTTTTACCGTCTTTCTCAGACATTCCAATCTTTATATCAAAATGTTCTAAGGCTTTTGAGTGTAGTTTTCTTTGTTGTAAACTTACAACACCACATTCATTTATTTCAGCTAACTCTATATCAATCTCCTCTTTTGTTTTACGAATAACTACAGGCTTATAACCTTGTGGTTTATTCTTGTATGGGTCTGGTACAAAGGTGTTACAGGCGTAACAGTAACCATTATAACCCTCTTCACCTTCAAACACTTGTAACCCGTCTTGTGAACCACAACTATGTGGTAATTTCTCTATACACACGCCCATGTTATACTCCTAACAGGCAAATTATCATTAAAACGATACACACTACAGAGGGTATATCGTACCAGTTATCATCATTCATTAGATTCATGCACCTCTAAAATGGTCATAGTGTCGAATATATCTGATTCAAACATATAACTATCTATTGAGCCCAAAGCCAAAACTAACTCTACAGCTAACTCTAATTTGGTATATTCATCGTCTATCTCCAGTTCAACCATATACTTAGCCATAGTTTACACCTTAGTAACATACTTGTAAAGTACACGTTGTGAGCGATGATAGTTTTGATGCTCGTATATAGCATCAATCTTATTCTTCGACTTAAAAATAACCTTGTTGTTCTTTGTTAATGTATGCATGTTATACGTTTCCTTTTAGTCTTTTAATTTCTTTGAATGACTCATCACAAACATCTTTATAATGTTTAAAAGCTTTGGTCATACGTTGGTGTTGGTTGTCTATCTTTTCCTTTTGTTCTTCTTCTTCACTAGGTTTGATTCTATACTGACCATTTTGTG